TTCTGGTATTTCTTATTCTCAAGATGTCCAAAATCAAAATAATGGCGCTTTGAGGACATTTTTCATCAAGTTGGTTAATGCAATTCAGTCAATAACTTCTCGCATGGGTGGAAAGTACATCAACTTTCCTTATGGTGCTTTTCAGGACTCTACAGACCAAGTTGCCGCCAATACAACGACTGCTTATGCGATAACCTTTGACACAACAGACTTCACCAATGGAGTAACCCTGTCAAACTCCTCTAGATTGAATGTTGTCAATGGAGGACTGTATAACTGCCAGTTTTCCATTCAATTTAAGAACACCACTAACGACTCCCAAGATGTAGATGTCTGGTTTCGCAAGAATGGTACAAATATAGACAAATCTAATAGCAGATTTGGTATGCCATCTAGAAAATCATCTGGAGATCCAAGCCACACTGTTGCTGCTCTAAATTTCTTTGTTGATATGGCAGAAAATGACTATATTGAGATCATGTGGCGGCCTAGTGATATAGGCGTGAACATTGAGCATTTTGGAACCTCTACAACACCAACTAGACCTGCAGTTCCTAGCGTTATTGCTACAATGAGCTTTGTCTCTAACCTACCGACTTAATATGGCTTACATACCACTTCAAATACCTCCAGGTGTCTTTAAGAATGGTACTGAGTATCAGGCTAAAGGGCGTTGGAATGGCTCTAACCTAATTCGTTGGTTTGAGGGAACTATTCGCCCTGTCGGTGGATGGAGAAAACGCACCACAACCCAGTTATCTGGCAAAGCTAGGGGTTTGATCAACTGGCGAGACAACTCAAACAACCGCAGAATTGCTGTTGGAACTCATACAAATCTGTATGTTCTGAGCGAAACAAATACCCTGACAGACATAACCCCTGCGTCATTTACGACTGGTGATGCAAATGCCGTACAGAAGATTGGTTATGGTTACAGTACTTATGGCAGTTTTGCCTATGGTGTTGCCAGACCAGACTTAGGATCTGTAACTCCTGCCACTACATGGTCTATGGACACATGGGGTGAATATCTGGTTGCTTGCTCATCTAAGGATGGGAAGCTTCTTGAATGGCAGTTGGATACTGGTGCTGACGCTGCCGCCATCACAAATGCTCCTACAAGTTGTTCAGGGCTGATTGTTACCCAAGAGAGATTCTTGTTTGCTTTGGGTGCAGGTGGCAATCCTAGAAAAGTTCAGTGGTGTGACCAAGAAAACAATACTGTTTGGACTCCTGCCGCTACCAACCAAGCAGGTGACTTTGAATTAACCACTGTTGGCTCTTTACAGTGTGCCAAGCGTGTTCGTGGCACTACCATTCTGTTTACAGATGTGGATGTCCATACTGCCACTTATATTGGCCCACCCTTTATTTACAGTTTTGAGCGTGTTGGCACTGGTTGTGGAGTTATCTCTAAACAAGCGGTAGCGGCTACTGACAATGCCTGTATTTGGATGTCTGGTTCAGGATTCTGGATCTATGATGGTTTTGTCAAACCTTTGGTATCTGATGTCTCCGACTTTGTGTTTGGCAACCTGAACACAACCCAAGCATCCAAGGTTTATTGCGTCCATAACTCTGCTTTTGGTGAGATCTGGTGGTATTACCCAAGCCTGTCTACCAACGAGAACGATTCTTATGTGTCGTACAACTATCGTGAGAACCACTGGGCTATTGGCACTTTGGCTCGCACTTGCGGTACAGACAGGGGTATTTTCAGCAACCCAATTTTGGTTTCTGATGACAGTTATGTCTACGAACATGAAGTAGGCAATAACTATGACTCTCAGACATTGTTTGCCGAGTCTGGACCAATTGAGTTGGGTAATGGGGATCGGGTAATGAATCTCACAGGATTGATTCCTGATGAGAAGACTGCAGGTGATGTGAGAGCCAGTTTTAGCACTAGGTTCTACCCAAATACTACCGAGTACACATATGGCCCATATACCTTGTCTTCTCCTACTTCAGTTCGATTAACTGGTAGACAGATTGCAGTAAAGATTGAAGCTGTGGCGTTAACTGATTGGCGTGTTGGTGTTATCAGATTTGATGGAAAGCCTGGCAGTTTGAGATGATTGACTACGAGAAATACAAAGCAGATGGAGAACTTCCATTATGGGCTGTATATTTTAAAAAAGTAGAGAAAATTTTAGAACCTGCTTTAGAATACGATAACACTCATAATATGCAGGATGTAGCCGACTGTTTGAACAGTTGTACGATGCAATTATGGACAGGCGAGAACAGTGCAGTTGTTACTCAAGTGCAAATATTCCCCAGAATGCGGATTTTGCATATATTTTTGGCGGCAGGTAATCTAGAAGAACTAGAAACTCTTACCCCCCGTATTCAGAAGTTCGCTGAAGACATGGGATGCCAAAAGATCACACTTACAGGGCGTAAGGGTTGGTCAAGAACTTTTGTTTCCAAATTTAACATGAAGCCAACACATTATTGGCTGTCTACGGAGGTGTAATATGTCTGGTGGTTCAAGTCAACAAACAGCGCAGCTTGATCCTGCATTGCGTGATGCTTATTTGCAAAATGTGGAAACATCTAGGGGTGTTGCGGGAGAATTAGCTCCTCGCCAATTTGCGAGATACAACGAAGATCAGGCTAGAGCTGTTCAGCAAACCAGAGACTTTGCCAATCCCAATAATGCCATATTCCAAGGCATGGGTGCTTCTTTTGATGTTGCAAACAGAGCGGCAAATTATCAGCCTCAAAATGTCCAAGCACAGCAATTTGGTGGCGCTCAAGTAGCACCATCTGCTATGGCGGCTCAACAAGGTTATAACCCTGCTACTGCTCAATCTGCTTCTGCAGGTCCTGCTACACAAGCACAGGCCACTGGTTATCAGTCCCTTGGCTTTACTGGTCAACAGGCGGGTCCTGCGGCTACTGCTAGGGGTCAAGGCTATACCTCTTTAGGATTTACTGGACAACAAGCAGGACCATCAGCACAGGCTCTTGCCGCTCAAATGAATAGAGATACTGTTCGTGAAGTGGGTGCGGCAGGTGTTTCTGGTCAACAAGTGGCTTCTACTGCTTTGGGTCAGATTGCTCCACAGGCTCGCCAGAATATTCGTGATGTACAAGCAGGTTCTTTCTTGAACCAGAACATTCAGCAGTACATGAATCCTTACACTCAGGCTGTTACAGAGCAGTCTTTAAAGGATTTAGAGCGTTCTAGACAGATGCAACAACAACAGACTGCGGCTAGTGCTACTGCCGCTAAAGCCTTTGGTGGATCACGCCAAGGTGTTGCTGAAGCAGAGACTAATCGTGCTTTTGGTGAGAACGCTGCAAGGTTGGCTGCCCAACAGAATGCTGCCGCCTTCTCTGCCGCTCAAGAGGCTTCTACTGCTGATTTAACCAGAATGATGCAAGCTCAACAGCTTAACCAAGCACAAGATGCCGCTACTACCCAACAGGCTTTGGCTCTGTCTGGTCAGTTTGGTTTGGCTAACCAAGATGCAAGTCTCCGTGCGGCTTTGGCTAATCAAGGTGTTGATGTCAGCACAGGTCAGGCCAATTTACAAGCCCAACAACAGGTTAATTTAGCTAACCAAGCGGCTCAAAATCAAATGGCTCAGTTCAATGTTGGAAACCTCCAACAAGCAGGACTTGCCTCTCAAGCTGCAGCTAATCAGGCGGCTCAATTTGGCGCTCAAGCAGGTAATGTTGCAGACTTGGCAAACCAAGCGGCACAGAACCAAATGGCACAATTTAATGCCCAACAACTTCAGCAAGCAGGTCTGGCTACTCAGGCGGCTGCTAACCAAGCTGCTCAGTTTGGTGCTGGCGCTCAGAACACTATTGCCGCACAGAACGCTGCCGCTCAGAACCAGATGGCGCAGTTTAACGCTGGAAATCAGCAAGCAACGAACTTGGCAAACATGGGTGCTTTGAACCAAGCGGGTCAGTTTGGTGCTTCTGCATTTAATCAAGCAGGATTGGCTAATCAAGCGGCAATTAATGCGGCTAATGCTCAACAAGCAGGTTTGACACAACAAGCGGGTTTGGCTAATCAGCAAAACTTCTTGCAAGCAAACTTGGCTAACCAACAAGCAGGTTTAGCAGGTAATCAACAGAACTTAGCTGCCGCAGGTCAGATGGCGGGTATTGCTCAGAATGCTCAACAGATGGGCTTCCAAGGCGCTCAGAACTTGGCGGCACAAGGTCAATTCCAACAGCAGTACACACAACAGCAATTGGATGCGATTCGCAATCTGCCATTGGAGCAACAACAGATTATCAATCAGGCGTTGGGACTCAACATTGGTGGTGGATCTGGTATGCAAACAACTTCTGGTTCACGCCAAGGTTTGCTTGGCGCTCTTGGTATTTAAGGAGTTTATATGGCTTTCAATTTTGGTTTGCTGTCTGATGCGGCACTTACTGGTCTTAGTGATGCTGAGAAGGAAAGTTTGCAAAAGCAAGCTACAACTCAGTTCTTGTTAGGCTCTTTGTTAAGCAATGACGCTTCAATGGGTTTGAAGTCTGCCTTGTCTGTACCAGAGCAGTACTTGAGTGGTCAAAGGGCTATCTCTGAGATGAAAGAAAAACAACGCCAGCGTGGTGAAGTTGGTGCTTTCTTAGAGCAATATGCTCCAACTCCAATGCAAGCAGGTCAGCGAGCGTTAGCGGCAGGAGGCCGTGGGCCAACTGTTGCCGCAGGTCAAAACCAGATAGACATTCTGAATGCACCTATTGATTTCAACAGGGCTTTGACAGATTCTTTGCGTTTGTCAGGAAACCCTGCACAACCTCAGATTCGTGAAACTTTGAAATCAATGCAACCTACTTTTATTGATGGTTTGCGTGTTGATAATCAAGGAAGAGTTATTGGCTCTTTGCCACAACAAAAAGATTTAATTCAGACTCAATACAACAATCAAACTGGTCAATTTGAAGCCAAGCCCGTTTCAGGGGCATTGCAAGCAAAAGTTGGTACAACACTACCAGAAGTTCCAGTAGGAGCGCAGTTAAGTTTCAATGACGCAGGAATAATGCAGACAAATCTGTTGCCTGGTATGCGTCCAGTCACTCAGCAATTAGCTTTTGATAAGCAATTTGGAACTGGTCAAGCTTCATTACAAACAACACCAACTAATATTATTGAACCATCCACAGGTAGAACAAGGCGTGTTACAGAAGCTCAAGCATTAGGTCAACCAACACAATTATCTCCTTCTGAAGTGCAAGCTTTTGAAGGATATAAGCCAATTAGAGATGATGCTTTTAAGAAGTATCAGGCCGCTTCAAGTTCTGATACAAGTTTGCAAAATATGCAAAACATATTGAATCGTGGAGCATTTAAGCCTGGTAAGTTTGCAGAATTTAAATCTGAGGCGGCTGCAATTGCTACTGGTTTAGGTATTGGCGGTACTGCGGCAAAAAATATGGCAACTGATGCACCTTTACTGTTGCAAACTTTTGCTGATACTGTTTCTACAAACATCCAAGATATGTCTGGTGCAATATCTAACGCAGACGTTATTTTCCAGAAACAACGTGGGCCACAGATTACAAATCCAGAAGAGTCACTTCAATATTACATTGATTTAAAGCAAGTGCTTAATAAACGAAGTAAAGATTATTACAACTATGTCAGTAAAAATCCTGTGCCTGATGTTGTTGAAAAATGGTCTCAAACACCTCAAGGCAGTGCTTCACTTTTTGAAGATCCTAAGTTGCGTAAATATTTGCCTAAGTTTCCAGTTACTCAAGGTCCTGATAAGGGTAAAACAGCGTATCAATTACCAACTGGCAGCATTGTGTTGTTTGACTAATGGCTACAAAAGATCAAGTTTACGAATTTGCTCGGCAAGAAGCTGAAAGGCAAGGCGTTCCTTTTTCTTTAGTTCAGAAGATTGTTGAAACTGAGTCTGGTGGATCTTTTAACGCTATAGGACCAAAAACAAGATTCAATGATCGTGCTTATGGACCTATGCAGTTGATGAGTGCGACTGCCAAAGATCTTGGTGTCAATCGTATGGACTGGAAAGATAACATCCGTGGTGGTGTTAAATATCTAGGACAGTTAACAGAACGATTCCAAGATCCTACATTGGTGGCGGCTGCTTACAACGCTGGCCCTGGCAATGTTGAAAAGTATGGTGGTGTTCCTCCATTTAAAGAAACACAAAACTATGTACAGAAAGTTGTAGGTACAAACATGGCTTCATATCGTGTAATTGATCCATCTTTTATTGGGCAACCAACAGAACAAAAAGCTCCTAAAATTGATTTAACGGGGATGGCTAATCCCGATCAACAGCAAAGTGCCAACTTTCGTGTTATTGATCCATCAATGATTGGTCAGCAAATTGTTGATAGGCCACCTGTAAGACAGAATCAAGATTCTATTGCCCGTCAGGTAGGATTAACCGCTCGTTATGGTTTAGAAGGCATTGGTCAGGTTGCTGACATTGTTGGTACACCTTTGAATATGTTGATCAACAGGGCTACTGGTAGTCAACTTGGCACTCCTAGTCAGTCAATGTCAAACATTGCAACAATGCTTGGTTTGCCACAGCCACAAACCAATTTTGAGCGAGGAATTGGTAATGTTACTCGTGCAGTAGCAGGTATTCCCGCAACTGGTGGGTTTGGTGGCTTATTGCAACAATCTGGCAGAGCAACTACTCAAGCGGTTGGTCAGGGTTTAGCGGCTCAACCTGTTGCTCAAATGGCAGGTGCTACTGTTGGCACTGGTGCGGCTGAAACTGCTCGTACACAGTTTGATATTCAAAATCCTTTGGCATTGCTTGGTATCAACTTAGCGGCAGGTTTACCTGCTAGTGCAGTAGCGGCTAGAGCTGGCAATATTCCAACTGGCACACGCTATCGTGATCCAATAACAGGTCAAATAGTTGAATCCGCTGCACAGCGTGGCGTTAATGTTGATGTTGGTGATGTTGGTGGTCCAGGTGCAGGAACACTTGATAGATTACGCCAACTTGGTTTTGCAAAAGAAAGCGCCAATCAAACAAAAGCAGAGCAAGTTAAAAGCTTGATTGAAAAAACCACTGACAAACTAAAACCATCAAGAATGTCAGAAGGTGGCGAAAAGAAAATAATTGCTGATGATTTACGCAAGCAATATCAAACTGCTAAAGCAAATGTAAACCCTGAATTTAGAAAAGCAGAGGCATTAGCAGGTGATGACATCATTCCATTGCGTAATACAAATCAAGCAACTGTTGATGTTCTTAATCAGTTCCCATCTACAGCACAAACACCTGTAATTGAAAAGACAATTGAAAAACTCAATACTCTGATTCAGAATGGTGGCGGTTCTTACAAAGAGTTGCGTGATCTGCAATCTACTGTGTTTTCAGAGTTGGAGCGTGTTCGCAAAGGTGTAGGCACAGGCTCGTATAGCGAGAAACAAGTGAATGCCATGACTCAGTTATACAAAGGTATGGCTGATGATGTGGATGTTTGGGCGACACCTGGCTTTGCTCCTGATGGGATGCCATTGACCACACCTGCTGGCGCACAACATCAAAAAGCAATGAATCAGTTTAAAGAAACTGTTCTTCCTTTCCGTCAAGACACCAATATTTATAAGCTTGTTTCTAGCAAAACACCACAAAACGACATTGATTTAGTGGCACAAGGATTTAGTTTTGAAAGAAATCCTGCCACAGCAGAGTTGGCTTTTAGTTTAATGTCACCAACTGGTAAACAAGCCGCTCAATACTCTATTCTTAACGAGGCTAGAAACAGAGCAATTAATCCAGATGCGGCTACTGGCTTTTCTGCACCTGCATTTACCAGAACATTGAATCTTGGTAGACCAGATAGCCCTACGGCACAGCGTGTTGCATTTGCAGACAATCCTGCATTGTTGGATGAAGTTACTTTGTTGAGAGACATTGTTGATACAACCCGTGGTGCTGTTACACCTAAAGTTGCACCACAAACTGGTGCGGCATTGTTACCTTATGTAGCAGGTGGTGGCGGTATTGCAGGTGGCTTTGGCCTTGGTAGTCAAGCGGCTGAAGCATTGGGTATGGGTGGTTTTGGTACAGGTTTAATAAGCACAGCGGCAGGTGTTGGTGTTCCAGTAGCATCAAATAGACTTGCTAATGCACTTTCAAGTCAAACTGGCACACGATATTTGCTTGGTGAGCAACTACAAGGTGCGGGTGGTATGGCTGGTGCGATGGGTCAAGGTGTTAATGAGGCGACAAATAATCCTAATAACTTCATTCCTCAAAAGCCCATTCAAGGTCTTTTAGACCTGTTTAGATAACATGAGAGACTGGCTGCTTGCACTTATTGCGGCAGTCAGCATGGTCTGTCTTATTGTTTGGTCAGTATCAGTGATGATTTGGTACTGGATATGATTAGTTTTTTACTGGCTGTATCTATTGAGTACAGGTGTGTCAAGTGGACTTGGGTTGGAGATGTCTACAACCGAAAGGTCTACTGTATTGAATGGAAGAAGGTAGAAAAGAAATGATTGATCCAATCACGGCTCTAAATGGCTTACAAAGTGCCATTAGTATGGTCAAAAAGGCTAGTAAAGTAGCCAATGACTTGGGTGGTCTTGCCCCGATGATTGGCAAGATGTTTGATGCAAAGAGCCAAGCAACCAAGGCCATGCTTCAAGCAAAGAGGGAGAAGAAAGGCTCGAACATGGGTGCTGCTCTCCAGATTGAGATGGCACTAGAGCAAGCCAGAGCCTTTGAAGAAGAGTTAAAGATGTTGTTCATGCAAACAGGCAAGATTGATGTCTGGAACAAGATCAAGGCTAGACAGGCCGAGATGGACAGGGATGATGCCAAAGAAATGGCAGCGTTGAGAGCCGAGGAAAAGAAGGCCAAAGAAAAAGAAGAGGAAATGCAAGAGATCGCCATGATTATTGGCGGCATTGCTTTTGTTCTACTTTTGGTCTTTATTGGAATCAACGAGCTAATGAGTTTATGTCCGAAAGGCGGTTGCGGTAGGTGAACGAGTACCAGAAGCAATTTGACTTGTTTTGCAGAGTGTTCTGCTATGGGTGTATTGCTTGGTGGTTTCTCGGATTCTTGAGGTTCTTGCCTGATGACTTGTCAGACAAGATTGTTAACCTTTTACTTGGAAAGATTGGGTTATGAAAATTACCACTTATCAAGAGAACGCTCGTATGCTATGGGAGGCTCATAGGGTGATCCACCAACAAAATATGCAGAGATTGGCTGAGTTAAACCATCAGAACCAACACCTACAGAAGACCCAAGAAATCAAGACTCAATGGGTCAAGGCTTCACAAGTGGATGTAATGGCATGAGATATTTGCTATTAGTTTTACTGTTAACTGGGTGCAAGGATGTCTATCGATATCCATGCCAGAACCCAGATAACTTTCATTTAGAGCAGTGTCAGAAGCCTAAATGTTTGTTTACTCAAATGTGTCCTGAATACTTGGTAGCACCAATCTTGGAGAAAAAAGTCAATGATGTCCAATCAGAAAAACCTAACCCCTGAAGACATTGAAGTACGAGTTTGGGGCTTTGTGGTTGTCATAGTCACCCTGATCTTGTGTTTTATTGTTATTGCACTTTTGTACTCTGTCACCTTTGTGACACAACCAATTAAGTCAATGGCTCCAATTGACCAAGCGTATACCAAGATGCTGAACGACATTGTTCTGCTGATTGTTGGTGGAATTGGTGGAGTTATGTCCAAAAGGGCGGTAGGAGCCGTTAATAACGCCATTAAGCCATCAAATCCACCTCCTGCAGTGCAACCTACCTGCCCACCACAAACGAGCGTTACAAGCGTTTCTGGTCAACAACCTGCTTATACATGGACAGCGCCTTCCAGTGACCTTCCAAAGTGGGTTAATCCTGAGTTGGATGAATCTTGGACTCCACCACCACCGCCAAGCACTCCTCCAGACCACATGGAAGACAATGAATATCGTGAGCATTTAGCTATGGCAAGAAAAGAGGTTGACTAATGTTTGGCATACCACTTCCTTGGCTACTGGTTGGGTTATTTATCACCCTATTTGGCACTTACAGGGGTGGATATCACTTTGGTTGGTCAGACAGAGACAAAGAGATGCAGATTGAGATTGCCAGAAAGAATGAGGAATCTCGCCAGACTGAACAGAAACTTAACGAGCAATTAAACACTACTGCCAGTAAACTTTTGGAGGTTAACAATGTTGTCAATCAGAAACAGTCTGCTCTTGATCGTGCTATTCGGGATGGTAGGGTGCGCTTCCCCGCCCCCAGTTGTGTACAAGCCCCCGCAAGTACCCCCGCTCCCGCCACAGATACAAAAGCAACCAGTCAACCTGACAGAGCGCCTGACCCAGCTCCTGATGCCGAGCGAGCAACCCTCCAAGCCATTGCCGAAATAGTTGCACAGGGAGATAAGAATACTGCTGCACTCAATGCTTGTGTGGACTCGTATAACCAGATGAGAGATTTGCTAAATGGTAACAAGTGAACAACTAAAGAAACTGCACATTGGTCCTGAGTGGGTTGATTCTTTAAATGCCACTTTTGAGCGTTTTGATATCAGTACACCAGTGCGCCAAGCATCATTTATTGGTCAATGTGGGCATGAATGCGGTAACTTCAAAATACTTGAAGAGAACTTAAATTACAGGGCAGAGGCTTTGCAAAAGTTATGGCCTAAAAGGTTTGATTCTGCCAAAGCACAGATGTGCGCTCGTAATCCGAAACTTATTGCCAATACTGTTTACAGCTCTCGTATGGGAAACAGGGATGAGGCTTCTGGTGATGGCTATCGTTTCCGAGGCAGAGGGTGTATTCAGTTGACTGGACACGCCAACTACTTCCATGCAGGACAAGCACTAGGTGTGGACTTTGTGATGGAGCCTGATTTGGTGGCTACACCCATGTACGCTGCACTCACCGCAGGATGGTTCTGGAACACCCACAAACTGAATCAGTTTGCAGATGTCCGAGACTTTAAAACAATGACTAAGAAGATTAATGGTGGCTATATTGGCCTAGATGACCGCATAAAGCACATTAATCATGCTTTAGAGGTGCTTACCTGACTCTCCTGAGTTCCACTTTTTCTGGTGGAGGAGGAAGCATCTTCTCTGAGGGTGGTGTCCACCCATGCTTTCTCCATAGTGCCTGGACATCCGATCCTGATTCCCACTTAAAGTCTTTCATGGGAGTAGATGGATAACTGATCTTGGAATGCGGTGGGAGTGTCATTTGATAGCCCTCATAACCCGTTGGTTTCTGCCAGATTTACCAGTTCTAGTTCCGACAATCTCAATGAATCCTTTGTCTAACAAGGACCGATAACGGCCTGTTACTGAGGAATATGGGTACTGAGGGAACATTGCCAGTAGATCGTCTGAAATACACCCATCAGGAAAGCTTTTAATGGCCTCATAGACCACACTTTCTATCTTGGCGCTATCTACCCCTTGAGCGGCTTGATGGCTCGTTACAGGGTCTTCTTTTCTCACCAACTTAAATGCTGGTTGACCAAAGAATCTATCAATTGATTGCTTCATATTATCAAAAATCATCATTAACTCCTGTTAAGTTGGGTACTCGCTGCGTCCAAGTTCGTCCGACATTTCTGTCGCAAGGCATCCGCTTTCCCCGAAAAAAGTTTATCAGAAAGGCAATTCGAGTCATCAAAGTTGGTGGCTTTAGACCGCTCTGATGTACGCTGTTGTTCTTTTGGAGACAATGCCAAGCCCATGAACTTGCCACTTTTCCCCTCTTTAACCCATGCAGATAGCCAGTAATCCTGACCATTTACAGTGATATTTCCTTTGTAATCAGGGTGATTAGGTGTTTCTTTCTTGTCGTTTTTAAACAAAACGCCTGAGTTATCTTTCTTTTCCATCACATTTCCTTTGCTTTCTTTAACGCTGAACGCACTTTACTTGGTAGGAGTGTCCACAATGCTATTTTTTGTTCAGCATCTAGGTTCTCTCCCTCTAACTTCTCCCAAGCTGACTTGGGATCACCTTGCTCACACATCGCAATCAATTCAATTGCCATCTCTTGCAAGTACTGTAATTCCTCTGGAGGAATATTATCTGTTGCACCCTGAGTTGGGGTGATAACTACTGATTTACCCTCTTCTGGAAGGTCCTCACCAGCGTAAATGTACAAACCCAAACCATGCAAGCTCAAAGCCTTTGTCATACAACGCATGATGGCTGTATTGACTGCAAAAGCATCTGGGTTAGGGATGGGTTTATTTCTGTAGTCCATCACAGGTAACTGGCAGGTCATTGGCTTATTGAACATGGTAACTGTCACCCAGACCATGCCTGTGCCATTAATGTCCATATAACACTTGCCATCAAACATCTCTACCTTGAAAGTAGCTGTTGGATCGGCTTTGAGAGCTTCTGCCCATGCCCAAGCCCATGACAGATAAGTAAGATTGTTCTTCTTTTCTGTGTGAGCATTCACATCTCTTTTAAGTAACGCTTCTATTGACATATTAACTCCCGTAAGTATCTAATTCTTGATCAATGATTTGTGTTTGTTGGTCCAGGTCTAATTCCTTGAACTCAATGAAGTCTGCTTCTTGGCAGCAAACTATCCTGTTTCCCTTTGTTGTCAGACAATAAGGACAGTATTTAATGTCAGAGAACTCTTCCACATAGGTTTGAAATAGTGATTTCATTAGTGCAACCTATCAAAAGCCATTTCCCAGAGAACATCTGCTGCCAGATCATTGAGTCTTTCCAACTCCTCGTCTGTCAAAGGTGTTCCATCTTCGTAACAACCATTTGAGAAGTAGGCATCAGAGAAATCTGGATAATCTCTTGGATCTACTCCATCTACCTCTAGGTCTACAACCTTCTTTCCATTAAGTATCGGCATATTCACTCCTGTTAATGTGGTCAACCCACACCGATAATGTGCCACACCTTTTTAGCCTTTTACATAGGGATAAACCCTAGTAGACAAACAAAAAAACAACACTACTATTCTGAGTATGAACCTTGAACAACTTGAACTTCAATGCGCTGAACATTTGGTTTCTTATGCAGAATCAATGGCAGACGCTTACATCAACCAACCAGAGGACTTAGAAGCATCTATGACCGCCTTATTTGGTAGGGCATTAGAGATACATCTAAATCGCAAAATCAATCTGGAGAACCTCTACAAATGACACAATCTACAATCATTGAGGCTCTACAGAATGGGCCAATGACCTCCGAGGAACTATGTCGTTTGACAGGGTTGCCAAAGTCTGCTGTTTTGTCTGCCGCTAAGAAGCTGAGATACAAGGGTGAACTGATCACAGAAGAGGTCAAAGTAGGACGCTACTGGATTGCTAAATACACCCTTGCTGAACACCTGGTCAAGCCAGAGGACAAGGATCGCTGCTTACTCAATCCTTTTGACATCAGAAACGCCAAAGGTATCTTCAGTAAAGCAGAGTATGCGGTGATGAACTCTCAAGCTAAAAGATTGCTTGGCAGACCAAAGCCAGTTAAAGAAATCACAAATAATCAATTTATTTGATTTACAAAGTAGAATTGTTTTGATATTATGGAATCCAGCTAGGTCGGACTAATTACCCGACCGAAAAGAGTTAACCCTTCTCCTGCTGGCAATTCCTTTAAGGGTGGTTTAAAAAGCGGCACACACTATGGCTAATCCTTGGTTTCGACTCTATTCGGAGTTCGCACACGACCCTAAAATTCAAATGCTTCCAGAGGCTATGCAAAGACGCTATGTCATGCTTATGTGCCTTAGATGTAGCGAGACACTTGAAACGTTACATGAAACAGAGATAGCGTTTCAATTACGCTTATCAGAAGCAGAACTCATTGAAACAAAACAACTGTTCATCAGTAAGAATTTTATTGATAAGCAATGGAATTTGTTGAATTGGGATAAACGTCAATTTGTCTCAGACTCAAGCACCACAAGGGTTCGCAAGCATCGAGACAAAAAGAAACAACCAAGTAACGATGATGAAACGTTACAGAAACGTCAAAGTAACGCTATAGATACAGATACAGATAAGAAACAGATACAGAATAAAGCAACTGTCGTTGCAACACCTGACGGTGTTTCTGATTCTGTTTGGCAAGAATTCAAATCTTTGAGGAAAGCCAAAAAAGCACCGATAACTCAAAGAGCCATTGATGCATTAACCAATGAAGCAAACAAGGCTGGTTGGACTTTAGAGAAAGCCTTGGAGGAATGTATTGTTCGTGGTTGGCAAGCATTTAAAGCAGATTGGGTTGTTAAGCCAAACCCTGCTGACAACATAAGGCTCACAGTTCCTCCATCAAATGAGCCTAATCTTGTTTTGCTAAAGATTAAGGAAGATGCAAAAAATGCTGCACCTATGCCTGATTTTGTTCGTCAATTTGCTAAACAAGTGAAAGGAAGTGTATGACAGAAGAAGCATGGAAAGTTTTTGCTGAGTTAATGGATATTTTAAAAGAACGCTTTGATGACCAAGAAAAAAGAATAAAAGTACTTGAGGAACAAATTAAATGTCTCACCACGAAGCTATGAAACTACTAGACAAGGTGCGTGAAGGTGTGCCTTTTCCACTACACCTGATAAACAAAGCATTGGAATTAACTGGTGACTTACTCTCGCAAGACGATTGAAAACCCAAACGATAGGGTAATCCTTGAGCAAGCAGAAGCAAGGGAACTCTATCGCACTTGGGAGACAAACAAAGATAGAGACTTTGTGCGTGGTCGGCTAGAGAGAGCAGAACGAATCTATGGCTCTGGTGCTAGAGACCGGATTCGTAGCTACATGAACAGAATTAAGGATGGGACACTCGAATGAGATACGCAGCTAGGGTAGATGCTAACCAAGAACAGATAGTCTCAGCCTTGCGAGGTGCTGGCGCATACGTTTGGATTATTGGCCTACCTGTTGATCTTTTGGTTGGCTACAAGAACCACACCTTTCTGGTTGAATTGAAATCAGGGCCTAGAAAGCGTTTAACCAAGCTACAAGCCGACTTTTTTGAGAATTGGTCTGGAAGTACCTTGGCAAGAATTGATAGCCCAGAAGCGGCATTACGAATGATCGGAGTAGTCAAGTGAATCCTTACGAAATAACAGAGCAGACTTGCATTAGTTTTTCTGGCGGTAGGACTTCTGCTTTTATGCTCTACAAAGTTTTACAGGCTCACCAGATGAGCCTACCAAGTGAAGCTAAAGTGATCTTTGCTAATACTGGCAAAGAAGAAGAAGCTACCCTAAAGTTTGTTAATGACTGCTCACAAAAATGGAATGTGCCAATTACTTGGCTTGAATATGCCGAAGTTGATGGTGAACACTCTTTTAAAGTTGTTGATTACCAAACAGCAAGCAGAAATGGTGAGCCTTTTGAGCAGATCATTAAGCATTTCAACAATGCGTTACCAAATGGTAGGGCTAGATACTGTTCAGCTAACCTAAAAACTAGGACTTTTTACAGATATTTAAAGTCTGTTGGTTGGGAGGAATGGGAGTCTTTCCTAGGGATTCGTGCTGATGAGCCTAAACGAGTAGTCAAATTTAGGGCAAACCCTAACCCAGAGGGTAAGCATGAGACTGTGCATTTGCCTTTAGCGCAAGATGGAATTTCGTCTAAAGATGTAAGCAACTTCTGGAAGAAGCAAGATTTTGACTTAGGCCTACCAAACATCAACGGCAAAACAATGCATGGAAACTGTGATTTATGTATGTTGAAGCCTAAAGCACAGATTCTCAGCCTTATCCAAGAAAAGCCAGAAAGAGCATTGTGGTGGATTAAGCAAGAGGAAGAAGCCTCAAAAAGATGCGCTGGTGATGGGAAGTTCTTTGCCATTGACAGGCCTACTTATGCACAAATGTATAAATACGCAGCAGAGCAAACCGATATGTTTGACAAAGATGAAGAAGCTATTTCTTGCTTCTGTGGAGATTAAATGAAAGCACCTTACAAAGCAATTGAGTTCATTCTTGAACAAGCCCCTCGTTTTGCCGAGGCAAAGGCACAGCGTGTGTATATCGAGAATTTCCTGAGAACAAAAAAAGCCCTGTTGATGAAAGAAGCTATGGCTAAAGGCATTGACTCTGGTGTAGCACAAGAGCGTGAGGCTTATGCACACCCAGAGTACCAAGAACTATTGCTGGGCTTGCAGGTAGCTACCGAGCGTGAGGAGGCCCTTAAATGGAAACTGATTGCTGCCCAAATGAAGTCAGACATTTGGCGATCAGAGCAAGCAAGTGAGCGTCTTGGCGTAAAAACTACAGAGTAGGTATAAACACCTAGACAATTGTGTTTAGAAATCTATACAATCACAGACAGCCCAAGCAATTCGCAAGGGTACTTTTAAGGATTAAGAAATGCAATACAAATTTGACACAACTGTTGGTGAAGGCTCTGTAATCGTTACTGTCGTCATGGAATACGAGCAAGACGAAGAAGGCATTTATAACGAGAATATCGAAGATGTAATCTACGAAAAGATTTCGCTGATGGGTATCTTTACTGCTGAACAGTACAAAGATTTAGAGATCGAGGGTTCTATGCGTCTTTCTAAGCACATCTTAGATGAGGCAGATCACGCTAAAACTGTTGACTACGACATGAGAGCAATCTAATGTTGCTTGGTTGCAAGCCTAAAGAGCCTGATGCAAAGTGTCTAAATTGCAAAAGGTTCTCTTTACCTAATCCTGTCAACGTCAAGAATTCTAAAGACAAGGCTTGCATCTATATACCTATATCTTTACAGGTGAAGACATGAGAGGCCAAAGATTTAAAAACATTCTTGCGGAAAACATACACGCAACAGCACCTTATATAGATTCACAAAAAAGATTTTCAGGTAGAAAAAAAATGTGTTGGAGATGTCAAAAAGATAAATCACCTGTTGGCGGTCACATTAAAACATTTACTGGCGGCACAATGAAGTTTATTTGTCTAGATTGCATCAATGCAAAAAAGGGAATGGCATGACTAAAGACGAAGCATTACGCCTTGCATTGGAGGCGTTGGAATTTGACAGTTTCTACGCCACAGGCAAACAGGAAGCCATCACCGCCATTAAAGCCGCACTAGAAGCGAAGGATGAGCCTGCCGATAATGAATTGCGCCGATTGCATGACCTACTTGGCAAAGCCAATGCGCTGGCACGTATTCGTGCCGCTGAAATTGAATCCTTGAAAGCCAGTCTGTACGGCCATTATGAGTTGGAAAAACAGTATGACGAATTGAAACAACGACTAACCAAAACCGAGGGGCAACTTGGTGAGGCTGTATGGAACTATGGCGAACTTAAAAGGGAGCAATTGGCGAACCAACAAAATACTTCTGGTTCGCCAATCTTTTTAGAACTCCACTGCATCTGCGGGGCCGAGTGGGAATGGCGAAATCGTGACTGGGAACTTGTCGCCACTCCACCACAGCGCAAGCCGCTGACGGATGAAGAGATTCAGCAAATATTTATTGCAAACAGCGTAGTGGTGGACAACGGCAATGCGTACATGGTTGCAGGTTTGAGGACAGTAAACATAGCCCGAGCCATCGAGCAAGCACACGGCATTAAGGGGGAAGCATGAGCATTGAAGTAATGCGACAAGCAAGAAACGCTTTTGTTTGGAATTTAAATACGGACTTGGACAACATCCCTGCGTGTGACCAATGGGCAAAAATGTTACGAAAGAACATTTATGCACTTGACCAAGCCATCTCGGAGGCAGAGAAGCAAAACAAATGGGGTGGGCTGACAGATGAGGAAATCAAGGACGCTATCAATGACAAGCTGACACCAGAATGTATTGCTATTGCCATTGAAGCCAAACTAAGGAGCAAGAATGACTGAATGGACAAAAGAGGAAGACGAAGCCTTCAACGATGTTGAAAGAAACAGCAACCTTGGTAAGCAGATACTCCGAGACTTAGGGCAGCCATACCACTTTGATGTTTATGTATCTCCATCACAAAGAAACCATGTGCTAGAGGAAGTTGCTTTAGAGTTTGACAAAATGAAAGCATTTGGCACTACTGGTGAATCATTTGCAAGTTTTGTAAGGGGTATGAAAAAATGACTAAAACAGAATTGTTAGACCACTTTGCGGTTAACGCAATGAAAGCCCAAATTGAAAAAATGGGTATTACAAATCCATTTTCTACTGCACAAACCGCATATCGCATGGCGGTAGAAATGTTAGAACATCGTGAACGCATTTTGCGGGAATGGCAAAAAGAACAAGAGATGCAACACAAACAGCAAAACTCTGACATTAAAGACCTTGATTTGCCGATTAGGTATCACCGATGTTTAGTGTCAGAGAATATCTTAATGAAACAAGATCTTT